GCCCGATTCCGGTTGCATCGCAGGAGTTTTTACCTCTGATTTTGGCTTTTTAAATAATTTTGATAATAATCCCATAATAGCCTCCTCATTGACACATAATGTCAAATATTATATAATAATATTCGAGGAGTTCCTACTTCTCTAATCCTTATTTTGACCGCTCACAGTTGCCGCTGTGGGGGGTTTTTCTTTTTGTTGATAAAATCTGCAAATTGCTCTTTTACCCGCCTTTCAAGCGGATGTAGGTAAAAAGCGTTTCTGCGTTCAAGCTCTGCCATTCTTTCCGCCCTGTAGGTTGCCGCCTCAAGGCTAATGTCACATAAATTTGCAATTGCAGCGGCATTGATTACTTGCATTTCGTGCAACACACAAGCCGGAGCTAACAAGTCCCGAGCAAATACATTTGCCGAATGTTCGGCATCATCAGTTATTAAAAAGCCGTTGCCGTCAGCTTTAAATAAATGCCCTAAGAAAATGTGTCCAAGCTCGTGTGCAATTGTGAATCTGCATCGCTGAGGAGATTGCTCATCAGCATAGACGATGTACAGCTTATCATCTTGCATCAAAGTTATTCCACTCTCATTTTCACTTAGCAGATTGACCGCCGAATTTTTTAATAAAACAATGTCGGTTTGCTTAGCTATTCGGCTTACCTTAACAGGTAGGCTATCTATATTATAATCAATCAAACATTGCCAAGATGCATTGCGTGCCTGTTTGTATTTACCATAATTCAAGTTTTACCACCTCGTAGGTATTGTAACCTATGAGGTGTTTTTTTATTATGTAATGCTTATAAGTCTGTATCGTCAGGCTCAAACTTGCTGAGGTCAGGTAAGTTTACTATTTCAATAGGTTGACTGTTACCCTCACTTCGGGCTGCTTTCACTGTTGGTATTAGATTATTGTTTAAAGATGACACCAAGTCAGCTTGATTTATACATCTTCTATATTCAATATCTAATATTTTATCAACTACTTCTTGACCATAGTTGTCAAGTACACGGTATTTTTTTATTAAACCTTTTTCTGTTCCAGTAAATTCAGAAACTTGTTTTGTATGAACTTTATTTATTAAATCACTAAAATTTATTCCATATATATTACACAATGAAACAAGAGATTCTATGTCAATTTTGCTTTTTGCTCTTTCCCAACTACTTATGTTAGCAGCTGAGCATCCGATAAGTTCTGCAACTTCAGATTGCTTCATATCAATCGACTCTCTTGCTCCTTTTAATAGATTACCTAAATGAGTATAATCAAATATCATTTGAATAACCTCCTCTTTGAGTTTATTATACAAGCGAAATTTGAAAAAGTCAATTATTTTTTAAAGAAAAATCAAAAATAATTTGAAAAAACCGTTGACAATCAAATTAAATTTGTATATAATCAAATTGTAATCAAATTTAATTTGAAAAGAGGTGAAAAAATGAATTTGTATTTAGCTATCGGGTCGTATCTTGAGAATAACGGCATCACGCAAACATATTTATCAGAACGTTCAGGGATGACAACCAATGCACTTAACTTATCGTTAAAAGGTAAACGCAAACTCACAGCCGATGAATATATCAAAATTTGTGATGCTTTAAAAGTCCCTTACGATTTGTTTGTGAAAAAATCGTGAACAGCTTAACGAAATGTTAAAAGCGGATATGCTTGAAGTTTATCGAAACCTCGGTGCTCTTACAAAGCGTATCGCAGAACTTGAAAACCTTATAAACAAGGAAACTACCACACTGAAAAAGAGGTGAGAAGATGGGATTTTTTAATAATTTATTCAACATAGAAAAAGCACCAACAGCCGCCAAGACTGTCAGTGCACCTTATGTTCCGCCTTATCCTTTAGAAAAAGATTTTTATACTTTTGATAAGGTAGAGTGGAGCGGAGCGTTACCACCTCATTCAATGACACTTTCTTTTGTACTTCCTTATTCCGATTGGTGCGAATTTGAAAAGTCAGACCTTTATCGAGATTTGGAGAATTATCTTCAGGAATTACAAAAACGAGGTAACCCGAATGAGAATGTAGGCACTCAAGATTGATAGGCAGATGTTCATTGTATGTCGGAACATACTCATCAACACCTTTTGCCTTGTGATGATAAGAATTAACTTCGTGGGTGTTGTAATCTTCGGTGTACTCTATGCCGTTCAGAACTAATTGAATGTCGGTAACAGAAATAGGCAGTTGCGATTTATTGTTAAGTTTATAATGAATGAAAAGTCTTTTCTTTCCCTGCACGCCTAATTTGTATGCGTATTCAAGCATTGTGATTTCCAAATTCACTTTGTGCGAAACAAAATAGTTAATCAGGTTTATTAAAGATATTAAAAAGCCTGCAATGCCTAAAATACCACTAATTATTACCCACATATAATCAGCTCCTTTGCTCGATTATAACATTCGCAAAAGATATTTGCAACACAATCAATAATACCACAATCGCAGTCCCATTAAACGGACTATGCAACACCCAGAAAACAGCGTGAGGAGGTGAGATAAAGTGGAAATAACAGTAAAAGGTACATCAAAAGAAATTGCTGACCTTGTATCGCAAGTACAAAGTCAGCAAACAAAAATAACATCAGTTAATATTTCCAACAGTAACGCCGATGATTTGGTCGTAGAATACAACCATAAAGGGCATATGAGTAATTGTATTGGATGATGTTGACCTTATTTTTACATCTTTTAAAATTATGTAACCATCATTACCAACAATTACAGGTTCGGAATCTGTAGAAGAAATATTTTTTAAGTATTCTTCTTTAGTATTATTGCAAATCTTATATAAAACGCCGTACAAAGATTTTTCATCGTCTATTTCCTGCTCAGAAGGTAATTTGCCTGAAATGATTCCAGCAGAAGTTGTTAATATCAAGTCGTTTTTTTCTAAACCTTCGACTTCCGGAACACAAGACATAGCTATTATTAAACTTTTCTTAAGTGATGAATGATTCATATTAATTTCACCTCACTTTCTATATATAGTTAGTGAATTGGGGTTCACCACTAAATATAGTATAACATAAAAAGGTTGTGAAATCAATGCATATTAAAGAATTTAGCAAATTTTTGAGAGAAAGTAGAAAACAAAAAGGCTTTTCGCAAAGTGAGCTTGCTAAGAAATCAGGCTTTACCAAAAGAGCTATTCAGTATTGGGAAAAAGGCAAAAAGAGCATTTCTCTTGAAAATGCCGACAGGCTCTTAACAGCTTTGGGTGTAGAAATCAAGATAGGTAAAACAGAAATCAGGTGAGAAAATGGCAAAACTTAAACTTATTGACACAGTCGAAATCGTTTCAGACAAAATTACCAACGAAAAATAGGAGGTGTACATATGCCGAGAGAAAGACCTATCATCAATTGGGATGAAGTGCCGGTGATAATTGATGTGCCGTATGTGGCACGGTTGCTTGCACTTAATGTTGATTACACAACACGGCTTGCACAAAAGGGCGTTCTTCCTGCCCACAAAATCGGAAAGCTTTGGCGATTTGATAAGGAAGAAATCAGACAATACATAAAGGAGCATTGACAATGGAATTAAGAAACAGACTTACCAAAAGAGCATTAAAGGACAAGCTCTTTTACAGCGAGCTGACACTCAAACACACTCGAAACCGCCTTGCAAGTACGCAGACCGACCTTGAAATGGCACACAGCAACCTTGAAAAAGCCAAGGCAAAACTTAACAAGGTGACAGCCTTATATGTTGCCGAAAGAGCGAAAAACGCAGAACTTGCCCGCAAGCTCAAAGCCTACGAATCATCGGACCCCGAAACAATCGTTTTTGAATGTGTGGGGGTTGAAAATGCCAACGACTACAAGGTTGTTTGATGAAAAGAACATTTTGCGGACCTTAGCAAAATGTTTATCAAATATAAAGGTGGGAAAATATTTTGAATTACACTGATTTTATATCCTCAAACGGATACATATGCACTGAATCTGAGTTTGAAATTGCTAAGGCACACGCTAAGAACAAGTTGGCGGTTATTATCAGCCGATTTGGTGATGCAAACGGTGAACGCCTTGAGGATTATTACCTTGAACAGCTTATCAGGGAAGAACTCAGAGCTGAAAGAGCATCAAAGGCGTTGTTTGAAATGCAACTTGCAGGCAAAGAGAAATCCCGCATTGCTTAGGAACAGCAACACGGGATTAAACAAAAAGAAATTTAAACAAGCTCATTATATCATATTGAATCGAAAAATCAATAGTTAGGAGATATTAAAATGTGCGAAGTATGCAGAAGCACTCCGTGTAATCCGATGTGCCCAAACGCACCGCAAGTACTGGTAATGGGGCATTGCAGAGCGTGCAACGCAGAACTCAGATATGATTATACATATTTCAGAGATACAAATGATGATATTTTCTGTTCCCGTGAATGTGCCGAACTTTTTCACGGCATTACCGAGGAAGAATGGTCAATAGATTAAGGAGGTAACATAAAATGACCAAAATTACAGAACCCGTTAATTTGCTTGAAACTGCTGATATGGAAGAAGTAAAAAATCTGTCAACAGTTAATGATGCAGAACCTGATTCAACCGATTTAATTCAGGTAGCTCAGATTCCTGTCATCATCGAGAATCTCAAGCTGGTTAAATCTGAAATTGAGAAAAAGGTAAACACTGCCTGCGAAATGATATGTACAGACGAAAACTACAAGGAAATCAAGAAGTTGCGTTCATCGCTCAATAAGGAATTTGCGGAATTTGAAACTCGCCGAAAAGCGGTTAAATCGGAAATAATAACACCTTATGAGGCTTTTGAAACAGTTTACAAAGATTGCGTGTTATTGCCTTATAAGAAAGCTGATTCCGCCCTTAAAGGTAAGGTTGACGCCATTGAGCAGGGTCTTAAACAGGAAAAGTACGAAAAATCAAAAAGCTATTTTGATGAGTATTCAAAATCACTCGGTATTGATTTTGTGGCATATGAGCAAGTTAGTTTAAACATTACTATGAGCGTATCTCTCAAAAAGCTTAAAGAAACTATAAAATCTAACCTTGACAAGATTATGGATGACTTAAAGCTTATCGCAACGCAGGAGCACAAGGACGAAATCCTGTACGAGTATAAGCGGTCTTTGAATGTATCGGTTGCAATAACTTCCGTAACCGAGAGGTACAAGGCTATTGAAGAAGAAAAAGCAAGGGCAGAAGCCGAAAGAGCAGAGCGTGAAAAAGCCGAGCAGGCTGTGAGCAACACTCTTGACGAATATGAACCGTTTGTTGCAAATGTGCCTGAAGAAGTTGCTCCTCCGGTTGAAGAAATATCAGAACAGCCACAGCAAGATGAAAAAGTTCTGTCATTGTCATTCAAGGTTTACGGTACAAAATCACAGCTTAAAGATTTTGCACTCACTGTTAAGCAGTTAATCAACGAAAGGGGATTGCGCTATGAGTAATTATAATAATCAAAACAATCAGATTCAGCAGAGAAAGCCGAAGTTTTCGTCAATGCTCCAGACACAGGCTTTTCAGAAAAGTCTTTCAAACTCAATGAAAGACCCGAAGGAAATTCAGAAATTTACGGCGGCTATCACATCTGTGGTGAGTACAAATCCTGCACTCGAAGAATGCGATGCAGCTACAATTCTTTCGGCGGCTCTTTGCGGTCACTCTCTCGGACTTCCTCCGTCACCACAGCTCGGTCAGTATTATATGGTCCCGTTTAAGGACAGAAAGAATAAGCGTACAACAGCTACATTTGTTCTTGGCTATCGTGGATACATACAGCTCGCTATTCGTAGTGGCCAGTATAAAAGACTTAATGTGGTGGAAATCAAAGAGGGAGAACTTCTTAATTGGGATCCGCTCACAGAAGAAATTACAATCAAAATGATTGAAGATGAAACAGAGCGTGAAACAGCTGAAACAATCGGATATTATTCTTATTTTCGCTATGTAAACGGCTTTGAGAAAGCTCTTTACTGGAGTAAGGATAAGATGAAACAGCACGCTATGAAGTATTCAGCTGGATATGCAAATGATATCAAGAAGGGCACAAGCTATACATTTTGGGCAAAGGATTTTGATGCGATGGCTAAGAAAACAATGCTCAGACAGCTTATCAGCAAATGGGGCGTTATGAGTGTTGAAATGCAGACAGCGTATGAAGCTGACAATCATATAATCAATGCCGACGGTACTCCCGATTATGAAACGAATACAATGATTGACGCAGATGTACCGTCAGATGCCCCATTACCGGAATCATCTGAACAGCAGATTGATTCCGATGAAGCATTCTCAATCGATGATCTTGCAGAGTGAGATGATTGATGTTGAGATAATCAGTACAGGCTCTAAGGGCAACGCAGTTCTTCTTGACGGTCAGGTCTTGATTGACTGCGGAGTGCCGTTTAGCAAACTTGTTGAGTGTAAAGTGGTTGACCGAGTTAAATATGTATTCTTAACTCATCAACACGGAGATCATTGCAATGTTGCCACTCTAAAGCGACTACTTTCCGAACACCCTCTTATTAGGATAATTTACCCCAATTATCTTTGCAAAAAGCTTTTTTTATTAGGTGATACCTCCTTTCAAAACAATTCATTTATTGTCGCACAGGATAAATGGTACTCAATAAGCAACATTACTTTTTCGGCAGTACCACTTCGGCACGATGTTCCAAACATCGGATGGAAGTTACACTTTCGCACTCAACAAGGGATATATAAAGTTATATACGCAACTGATACATCGGAGATTGCTCATATTACGGCTAAAAACTACGATTTGTATCTTGTTGAAGCTAACTACTCAAAAACAGAATTACTTAATCGAATAAAAGATAAACGATTGAAAGGTCAATATGTGTACGAAGATAGAGTTCTTCGTACACATTTGAGCAAAGAAAAGTGCGATGAATGGTTGTATCAAAATATGGGTAATAACAGTTCCTTTGTTTACATGCATCAACATGAGGCTTTAGTATGATTACATCAGCTAACATAGTATCTTATGACGGATATAACTTAATAGTAAGACCACACGACCGTATCGGCAGAGAACTTGCACAGAAACAGGTACACGAGATTGAACTCAGAATTGTTGACGGACGCACGATTTCTGCTGAACAGCGGAGGAAAATATACGCAATCATCAGAGATATAGCATTTTGGTGCGGAGATAATCCCGAATGGATTAAAGAATATTTCAAATTTAATTTCTGCGGTGAGTTTGGCATTGAATACTTTTCACTGTCTGATTGCGAAAAAAGCGTTGCAAGAGATTTTATAAGCTATCTGATAGATTTTTGCTTCTATCAAAATATCGGAACAAGAGATACTCTGCTTAATGCTACCGATGACATAGGCAGATACTTGTATAGTTGTCTTGAAAACCGTAAATGTGCCATATGCAATGCTCCCGGTGAAGTTCATCATGTAGACAGAGTTGGTATGGGACGAGATAGAGAACAGATAGTTCATACTGGACTGAAAGCCATTTGCCTTTGCAGAAAACATCACGATGAAGCACATTGGCACGAGAAAGAACTATTTGATAAGTATAAAATCTACGGAATAAAACTGGATGAATATCTTTGCAAGAAGCTAAAACTTAATACAATCCAAAAGGGGTGATGTGGCGAATGGCCGGACAACCTAAACGAGGACTCGACTTCGCGGCTTGGGATGTTCACTTATTCGATGATGATGAGAGATTTGATGTGCTTATTGATGCACAGGGATGGTCAGGCTTTGGAGTGTACTTTTTTATTTGCACCAAAGCATATGCCACTAATGGTTACTACTATGAATGGCGTGAAGAAACCAGTGCTGCCACGATAGCGAAGCGAATGAGCGGTGGAATTAAATCAGATACAGTAAATCAGGTAGTTAAGCTTTGCTTGCGAATTGGGCTGTTCGATGACGGGCTATTCGACAGGGAAAGAATACTTACAAACAAAATGATGCAAGAACGATATATGTACGCTATCGAAAAACGCTCAGAGCGAGGTCGCACAATAAATAGATTATATTGGCTTTTGAAAACGGAAGAAACAAAGGCTTACATAGTTATACCTGAAAATGAGCATAATCTCTCCGAGAATGAGCATAATCTCTCCGAGAATGACACAAAGGAAAGTAAAGTAAAGAAAAGTAAAGTAAATATAAATAATAACTGTGCGATGCCGTCTGCAGAAGCAGCCGACACCGCTGGTGAAAATATTTTCATTACATTACCTTTGAATGATAAGAGTAAGTATCAAGTATCTGTTTTTGATATCCGACACTATAAGGAGTTATATCCTGCCGTCGATGTAGAACAACAGTTGCGTTCTATGCTCGGCTGGCTTGAGGCTAATCCTAATAGGAGAAAAACAAAGAATGGTATCAAAGGGTTCATAACTAAATGGCTTAATAAGGTCCAAGACAGAGGAGGTGTAGGATATGGATTCAATCCAAGCGATAATGTCAAGAATAATGTCACCACAGCGAGCGGAGGAAATTATCCAACGGGCGAGAAAGTCTTCTAAAGAGCTTACTCCAAAAGAAAAAGCTGAACAGGAAGCAAAGGTTTTTAATTCTACCCCGGGTAAACTTACGGGTTATGAGTGCGACAAGTGCATGAACAGAGGTTATCTTTATCGTGTAAGAGAAGGTAAAACACCATTCGGTCAGATTACATACGATGTAGTGGCTTGTAAATGTGAATGTTTAAAAGTCAGGGATGAAATAAGAAGAATGCAGAACAGTGGTCTTCAAAAACTTCTTAAACGATATACTTTTGAAAGTTACAAGACAACCTCAGATTGGCAGAAATATGTGAAAGATAAAGCATATGAGTACATTGACAAATGCTCTGATTGGTTCTTCTTCGGCGGTCAGCCCGGTTGTGGAAAGACACATATATGTACGGCTATTGTCGGAGCATTACTCAAAAAAGGCAAAGCACCTAAATATATGCTTTGGCAGGATGATATTACCAAAATCAAGCAGGCATCGGGTAATTTAGAGGTGTATGAAGCTCTCATAAATTCATATAAGCAAGCGGAAATTCTTTACATTGATGATTTCTTTAAAACTCGCAGGGGCGATTTTGTCTCAACAGCTGATGTCAATGCTACATTTAAGATTATCAATTACAGATACAATGAAGGATTGCCGACTGTCATAACATCTGAATTATCACTTGAACAGATTTCGCAAATTGATGAGGCTTTAGGCAGTAGAATTTCAGAAATGGCTAATCCGAAAATTTTTATTAAAGCCGATAAAAATAAGAATTACCGTTTTACGAGAGGAAATGAAAATGATGTCTGAAGCACAGGAGCAATGTAAACTCATTAAATGGGCGGATAAATGTGTGCAAATGAAAATACATCCTGAACTTTCAATGCTGTACGCTGTTCCAAATGGTGGCAGAAGAGATAAAGTCGAAGCCGCACATCTTAAAAGGCAAGGAGTTAGGGCAGGTGTTCCGGATTTATGCCTTGCTGTGCCAAAAGGTAAATATCACGGCTTATATATTGAGCTTAAAGTCGGCAACAATAAGACTTCTGAACATCAGGATAAATGGTTGCAGAATCTTTCACGGTGCGGATACGCCGTAAAGGTATGTTATGGCAGTACATCAGCAAAGCAGACAATTGAAAAATATCTGCAATTGGGTGATTGATTATGAAATTGCAGGTTTGTCGAAAGTGTAAACACGAATATCATCCGTGTAGCATACGGAAATGCCCATATTCAAAAAAAGGCTTATACATATGTGTCTATTGTTGTAAAAAGTGTCCGTATGTTAGGCAGGTCCCTTTGGGGTGGGTATGTTTGTATGATAAACAAAAAGAAATTTAAATAGGAGTTGTGATAAATGGAACTCAGACAGGAAATCAATAACACCCGTGATACGATTGACGGTGAAGAGTGATGAAAATTATGTACAACGAGGAAACAGGGAAGTTTGAACTTGCTAAACAGCCATATATTGAAAAAATATTAGCTTTGAGTAAGCCGAGAAAGCCTATTCTGGCTGATGAACAGGTTATCCGTTATGTGACTACATATGAGTGTCCTAACTGCGGAAGGAAATTTACAGGAAAAGGCATAGCGAATTACTGCTATCATTGTGGGCAGAGGTTAGATTGGTCTGACGAAATGGACGGTGAAGAGTAATGGACTTGGAAAAGATTGCTATAATGCGACTGCGTGACGGAGCAGAAATAAGCAAGCGCTACTACCAAAAACCGCTTATGCTTTGTTACTCGGGCGGCAAAGATAGCGACATTATCTTAGATTTAGCCGTTAAATCAGGCATAGAGTTTGAGGTTCAACACAGTCACACAACAGCTGATGCCCCCGAAACAGTTTACCACATACGCCAAAAATTTAAGGAGTTAGAATCTGAAGGCATAAAATGCAACATTGATATGCCGAAATACAAAGATAAGCCTACATCTATGTGGTCGTTGATAGTGCAAAAAGGTATGCCTCCTACAAGGTTAGTGAGATATTGTTGTGCAATTCTGAAAGAAACAGGCTGTGCGAATCGTGCCATTGTCACAGGGGTGCGGAGAGCGGAAAGCACGAAAAGACAGACGAAAGGAGTTATTGAAACCTATACTCCTAATCCTTCCGATAGAATTATCCTTAACAATGACAATGACGATAAGAGGCAGATAGTTGAACATTGTCAGTTGCAAGGAAAAATAATATTCAACCCTATTTGCGATTGGTCAGATAATGATGTTAAGGAGTACATCAACCAAGAGCATCTTACTCTTAATTCGTTATACAATTGTGGATTTAATCGTGTTGGATGCATCGGTTGCCCAATGGCGGGTAAAAAGAAGAGATTTGCGGAATTTGCAAGATATCCAAAATATCAAAATATGTACATAAGAGCATTTGATAAAATGCTTGAAATACGAAAGCAAAGAGGCAAAGCTACACGATGGGGAAATGGGCTTGAGGTTTATCACTGGTGGATGCAGGATGGTGTTTTGCCTGGGCAATTAAGTTTTGATGGAGAGGATTGGTGAAGAGTAATGGCATTTCTCGAAAAGCTAAAAGCATTAGACGAATTGTTAAAGTGAGGTGTAAACACAATGACAAACTTTGAAAAAATCAAACAGATGAAAGAGATTAATAAAATGAAATACTATGAAATTAACGAAACCGCCGCAAGACAAGCCCGTGAATGTTGGACAACGCAAAATTTGCGTTGGAGCGAGTGATTGAAGAATTGAAAGCGAGGTAGATACGGATTGACAGCTAAAGAGATTAAGGAGATTAACAGGGAGATTTCACGGTTAAGGGCGAAGATTGCACGGTTGCAGGCTGAGGCGAACAACACGGCGGTGACACTGGGTGAACGAATCGTTCCGTCAGGTCAGACATCCGACAGGGTGGGCAATGCGGTGGTGCAGATTGCAGATATTCAAAGGGATATTCAGAACCTTGAAATTCGCCGAAATTCAGCCCTGAACAGTCTCTCCCGTGAAGACTTTGTGGAGAATTGCCTGTTTATGCACCTCGGCTTAAAATACAGCTGGGCGAAGATTGCAGTCGATACAGGCGGAATCAATACCCCCGACAACATAAGAAAAATGTGCAACCGCCACCATTGGTAAATTTGTCCGTTTTTCCGTTTTAGGTGCGGTATAATGTAAACTGAAGAAAGCAACAAAACGACATAGGCATTTATGTCCCCCTAAAAAAATCGCACAGACCGCTCTCGTTTGAGGGCGGTTTTGTGTTGTGAGGGAAAATCAGATAAAAGAGGTGAGGTGATTGCCCAATGAGAAAAATTTAATACCGTTTACATCTGACCAAAGCCGTGATGAAGCCGTGAAAAACGGAGCAAAGGGCGGCAAGGCTTCGGGCAAGTCACGCCGCCGTAAAAAGAGTATGAAACAGGTTATGGATATGTTACTTTCGTTGCCTGCCAACACTCCTGCCGACTGGGAAATGCTTATTGATATGGGAATTAATGTTGATGAGATTGACGAAGATTTGGTCAATAATTTGCTCGTTGTAAATGCAGCACTTCTCAAAAAGGCTAAAACAGGTGATGTTAATTCCATTAAAGAATTAAGAAATATTATCCGTGACAATGTTTTTGAAAATCATAAAATAAAGCTTGACAATGCCTATCTCGACATTGAACGCAAAAAGGCTGAACCGCCAAAGAGTGATGGTTCGGAGTACAAAGGAATACCGGCTAATATGGTTGCACCGTCGTTTTCGTCGGTGCTTTTTGATATTGAGGGTAAAGAACATTCGGAATATGTTTTTCCCGGCGGAAGAGGTTCAACAAAATCGTCTTTCGTCAGTCTGAATGTTATTGATTTGCTTATGAAGAACGAGGATATGCACGCCTGTATTTTTCGTCAGGTAGCCGACACTCTGCGCAGTTCGGTGTATCAGCAGATTTTGTGGTCAATCTCTGCTCTCGGTCTTGAAAGCGAGTTTAACTGCACCGTGTCACCTCTCGAAATCACGAGGGTAAGCACAGGACAGAAAATATACTTCCGTGGAGCAGATGATCCGGGCAAGATTAAATCAATCAAAGTACCGTTCGGCTATATCGGCGTTGTGTGGTTTGAAGAACTTGATCAGTTCACGGGTGAGGAAGCTGTCAGAAAGATTGAACAGTCGGTGATTCGTGGCGGTGACACGGCTTTTAAATTTAAATCGTTCAACCCTCCGAAATCTGCACAGAACTGGGCGAACAAGTATGTTAAAATTCCCCGTCAAGACAGGCTCGTTATTGAGAGTACATACCTTACAGTACCGTCAAAATGGCTCGGAAAGCCGTTTATAGATGACGCAGAGTTCCTGAAAGAAACAAACCCTACCGCCTATGAAAATGAGTATATGGGCATTGCTAACGGCACAGGCGGCAATGTATTTGATAATGTTGTTATTCGTGAGGTCACAGATGACGAAATTCAGACCTTTGACAGATTTTACAGAGGAGTTGACTGGGGTTGGTATCCTGATCCGTTTGCCTATGATTGTATGACTTACATTCCAAGTCAACACAAGCTCATTATTTTTGACGAGGAACATTGCAACAAGACAAGCAACAAAGAAACAGCCGAATTGCTCAGAACTAAGCACGGAGTTACAAGCAATGATTTAATCACTTGCGACAGTGCAGAACAGAAGTCAGTCGGCGATTACAGGGCTGACGGTTTAATGGCTCGTTCGGCAGAAAAAGGACCCGG